ATCTATATGGCATTTGCAGAAGCACCATTAGTAACATCAGGTAATATACCAGCAACAGCGAGGTAATCTCGCATGTATTTTGGCGCTACACCCTTTTCAGCCGCAGCCTTCTCAGATGTAGGTTTCAATCCTAATGCTTTTGTCAATGTCCTTGGATCAAGGATTAATGTAAACATTGGCAACTCCACAATATCTGGAAATGCTAGTTTCTCAGTCACAGGTAATCGAGTAAATATATCTACCGGTAATGTAACTATTATTGGTAAAGCTAGAGAAGTATTATCGGGCAACGGATTAGAACTAGGTATTGGTAATGCTCAAGCTTCTATTGGTAAAGATGTTCCGGTAACAGGAAACAGGGTTAATTTATCAAAAGGCAGTGTAACCGTAACAGCAGGATCTAAACCACCTATCGTAGGTAACAGATTTAATATTGGTACAAGTGATGTAACAATTATAGGTAAATGTAATTTATCTGTTACTGGTAATGGCTTTGAAGTAGCTCTTGGTAATGCAACAGCTAAGGCAAATGCAACTGCGATTGTATCTGGTAAGAGATTTAATATAGGCACAAGTGATGTAACTGTATTAGCAAAAGCTAAAGCGTTACCTTCTGGTGAAGGGCTTGAATTAGCTACATCAGATATAACACTAAGAATGTGGGAAGCAGTGCCTACAAACGCAACACAAACTTGGACGGAGATACCATAATATGTTTTTCGGAGCTACATCATTTTCAGCTACTACTTTTGCCGGAGTAGGCATTCAAAACGTTGTAGTATTGCCAAATGGTAATAGAATCAATATTTCTGTAGGAAACACGACAGTAGGGTTTGGAGTTAGGCCTACAGGCAACAGATTTAATCTTGCCAATGGTACCGTTAATGTGGTATCGTGGAACGATATAGATCCAAACGCAACAGGGACATGGGTGCCTATTGACCCATTAAACCCATAGGAGAATTATGGCATCAAGCACGTCAAGTGATTTAAAACTAGAATTAATTACAACAGGTGAAAAATCAGGAACCTGGGGTACTATTACAAATACAAATTTACAAATTTTAGAACAAGCAGCTAGTGGTTATATAGCTGTTGATGTAGCATCTGGTGATGTTGCTTTAGCATTATCAAATCATGCTGTATCAAATGGTAAAAATTTATACTTTAAACTTACTGGTACTCTAGCAGCTAACAGAACAGTAACTATGCCGGACTCTGCAGAAAGAGTATTTATTGTTGAAGACGCTACAGTTAGATCATCTAGTAATTATACATTAACAGTTAAAACCGTATCGGGGACCGGGATAGCTTTACCAATTGGAGCTAAATCTTTGGTGTACTCAGATGGTACTAACGTAAATAAAGGTTTAATTAACAAAGGATACTATACAGTACCTGGAGCATATACTGCAGTAGATGGAGATCAATTATTAGTTGATACATCTTCAGGCGGTATTAATAGTTCAGTAACAATAACTCTACCCGCATCACCTACAATTGGTAATGAAGTTACATTTATTGATAGTGGAAACAATGTAAATTCTAACAATCTTACAGTTGCAAGGAACGGTTCAAACATATTATCATCAGCTTCTAATCTAGTAGTTAATACAAATGGCGCAGCTTTTACTTTAGTATTTGTAAATGCAACGAGAGGCTGGGCTTACAAAGATAAAATATAGGAGCTAACAGATGGCTCTTGTTGAGTACAAATTTCTTCCTGGCATAGACAAACAATCTTCGGACTCTGGTGCAGAGAACCGTTGGGTTGACTCTGATAATGTTAGATTTAGATACGGCCTACCAGAAAAAGTTGGTGGGTGGTCATCACTTGTTACAGATACTATAGTAGGTGTATCAAGAGCAATGCATGCATTTACAGATTTAACAGGTAATAGATATGTTGCCATAGGCACAGATAAATTTTTATTAATATATTTTGAAGGTAAACTTCATGACATTACTCCATTAAAAGCAACACTAACGTCTGCAACAATTGCAACTACAAATGGATCACCAACATGTACAATTACAAAATCAGCTCACAATTTAGCTGTAGGTGATATTGTACAATTAGATTCTGTAACATTACCTGGTGGTACCGGATATCAAAATGCTGACTTTGAAGATAAAAATTTTCAAGTCATAACAGTTCCAACATCAAGCACATTTACAATAACACAATCTAGTAATGCATCTGGCACAGTATCAACCGGTGGTAGTTTAAGTTTAAAACCTTACGAGCCTGTAGGACCAAGAGCACAAACATATGGATATGGTTGGGGTGTTGCCGGTTATGGAGATGGTAACTGGGGTGAAGCTGCAACAGCTTCTGAAGTATCTCTAGAACCTGGCTTATGGTCATTAGATAATTTTGGGGAAGTATTAATTGCAACGATTGCAAATGGTAAAACATTTACATGGAATGGTGGTGCTGCATCAGCATTAAATAATCGTGCATCAACTACAACAACTAATTTTGAAACTAATAGTAACCCAACAGCAAGTCGAATTACACTTGTATCACCGACAACAAGACACTTAATACATCTTGCAACAGAAACAACAATTGCGAATACAGCAACACAAGACGATATGTTTATTAGATTTTCAGATCAAGAAGCAATTAACACTTATGCACCTACAGCAATAAACACTGCAGGCACACAAAGATTACAAGATGGTACAAAAATTATGGGTGCATTAAAAGCAAAAGAAACTATTTTGATTTTTACAGATAATGCATTGTACACAATGAAATTTGTTGGAGCACCATTTACATTTGGTTTTGAACAAGTAGGAACAAACTGTGGCTTGATAGGTAAAAATGCAGCCGTAGAAATAGATGGTGTTGCGTATTGGATGTCACCAAAAGGTTTCTTTGCATTTGATGGTACAGTTAAATCATTACCATGCACAGTTGAAGATCATGTGTTTGAAAACATCGACACTACCAAAGGTCAACAGATAAATGCTGGATTAAATAATTTATTCACAGAAGTTGTTTGGTGGTACCCTAGTGCAGGTTCTGACTATAACGACAAATATGTTGTGCTTAATTTTGGTGAATCCTCAATGATAAAAATGATTGGTGGTGTCTGGTATACTGGCACTGAAGCTAGAACAAGTTGGGTTGATGCAACTATATATCCAAAACCTTTTGCAACTAAATATGATGTATCTTCAAGTGGTACGTTTCCTGTCATCGTAGGTGAATCAGGATTAGGACAAACAACATTGTTCGAACACGAAGTAGGCACAGATCAAGTAAATCCAAATGGATCAACAACAGCTGTCACATCATTTCTTAAATCATATGATATTGATATAGAACAAAGATCTAGAAACCCTATAGCACCAGCAGTCGCTGGAGAGTTGTTCATGAAGATGAGAAGATTTGTACCTGATTTTAAATCGTTAGCAGGTAATGCTAAAGTAACATTAGGTATAAAACGATATCCACAAGAGACTCAAACAAATACAGCATTAAGTCCTTTTACAATATCATCTAGTACAATTAAAAAAGACACTAGAGCAAGAGGGCGATATATAAATATTAAAATAGAAAATGATACAGCTAGTGAGTCTTGGAGATTTGGCACTCTTAAATTAGATGTACAACCAGATGGTAGAAGATAATGACTAAGATTAATATAAGATTACCAGAACCAAAAGAAGAGTATGACGTATCAAACCAAAAACAAATTAACAGAGCTTTGACTATTATGAAAGATCAATTAAATTCTACATTTTTAGATGAAGTAAAACAGGAGCAGGAACGAGTATCCTGGTTTATAGGTGGCTAACGTATTTACAAACGCTAAAAAAGACTTAACAACTAATGGGGAAACCGTAGTATATACAGTGCCTGCATCAACAACAGGTATAATAAAATCAATCTTAGTATCTGAGGACTCGGGAAACGCTGATACTATAACATTGACATTGACAGATGCCTCTTCAAACGTGTTTAGTTTGTTTAAAACGAAGAGTGTAGGTGCCAATACAACAATAGAACTGCTATCGCAGCCTATAGTCTTGCAAGAAAGCGAGATTATCAAAGCTACGGCAGCCACAGGAAATAGGTTACATATTATGCTTTCTGTGTTACAAATAAATAGGGAATAACATATGTCATTTAAAGAAGAAGGATCAGTCGAATATATAGAAGTAGATGGTAAAAAAGTACCAGTAGTTAAGTGTGAAGCTGAAATCACATTAACAAATACTAGAACTGGTGTAGAATATAATTCTGATAAAGAAGCAGAGGACGATATCAATAATCCAGATACAGACACTGTAAGCGGAGATATAAAAAGAGCTGTAAAAATTAAAGTAGCAAAGATGCCAGGTTTAGGAGCATCATCAGACAAGGATGAATAATGTCAATATTTAACGCACCATCATTTTACTCAGCACCCGATAGACAAACATATAGTGGGGGTGATTTTTTCATACCTCAAGAAAAATATACTTTTGGAAGCACGCCTAGACAAGTAATACCTACTGGTGGAATTACAGCAACTACTACGGCAAATTTATTTCCAAAACGTATTCTACCATTCAATCAAGGAGATGGTGGTGATGGAGGTGGACCTATTGGTCCGGGTAGGGCAGATCCAAGTTTTGATTATGAAACAGAGGCCTATGGATTAAATAATTTATCAGCCGCAGAAAAAGGTTTAACAGAAGAAGAACAAGAAGCATTAAATAATTTAAACAACCCTAGAACTACAAGGGGCATGTTTGGCACAACAGCTGGTATGATGCTTGGTTTCTTAAATCCTTTTACTGCTATAGCTAGTTTAAAATATCAAAAAGATCAACAACAAAAACAATTAGAACAAGAAGCAAGAGAAGCTGCTCAACAAGCAGATTTTGACTCAATCATGAGTCAAGGAAATAACCAACAAGATTTTTATGATAGTTTAAATGATGGTGCAGGATCTACAGCTGTTTCTGGAAATCCTAATACATCTGGAGCTGGTGATGCAGCAGGATACTCTGGACCTAGTCCATTTGCTTACGGCGGTAGAGTACCTTACATGATGGGAGGACTAGCAAACCTAGTCGATATATATGATTGATTATAATAATAAAACACGATACAAAGAGGATTTAGGCTAAATTATGACAATATCTAGATCATTAATGGAAAGACAACTACGTGCCGGTGGCGGAATCATGACACTAGA